GAATCAAAATGCTGACGATTGAAAAGCCTGACAAGAATCATCCTTGTAACGGTTGTCACTACTGGCGCTGGATCGGCCTATGCCAAGCGTGTAACTACTGCCTTTTGACCGGACACAAGCGAGGTTGCCCCGCTGGAGCTGGGTGCGATAAGAGAGTTCCCATGGATGAGGAACTCAAGAAGAAAGAGCAGATCAGGCTTTTTCATTACGGATGTCTGGAGCGGGGAGCATGATTCCTTTCGGATCGATTGAGGAATGGCGTGGAGCAGTATACCAAGGTGTGGATTATGGATGGAGATTTGAAGTGTCCACATGGGGAAGACTCAGGAACGCCAAAACAGGCCATGTGTATTCTTTCGGATATGGAGACGGCGGGTATCTGCAAGCATGTATTTCGATCAACGGGAAAAGGCTCAATGTCCATGTTCATCGCTGTGTGGCAGAGACCTATTTACCAAATGAATGCGGCTATGAGATTGTAAATCATCTTGATGGCTGCAAGCAGCACAATGATGTTTGGAACCTTGAGTGGTGTACCAGGAAAGAGAATTACTTCCATGCGGTTGATATGGAGTTGATTGATTACGATGTCCCTTACCGAATTGGGTACTTGTCCCATATCGGCGCTTATGTTGGAAGCAGTAATGGAATGTCTAAGTTGACAGAGGCGGATGTTCTATATATTCGCCAGAACTATATTCCAAAAGGCAAGGGGCAAAAGTGCAATCGGAAAGAGATCGCAGATATGTTTGGTGTTTCGCCAAACCTTATCTCAAAAATAGTCAGCGGATCTATATGGTCGCATGTATAAAGTGGTAGGAGGTGAACGATATCGGACAATTTTTCATTAAGATGAACGGAGAGGATATTCGCATGATTTTAAGCGGCGATAAGTCGCAAATGCGTATTCCAGTCCGACAATCTTCAGAGGCGG